CCGCCGGAATTTGAAAACGCAAGTAATTCCCGGATCGAAACCAAATGTAGCTGTTGGTCGCGCCAGTATTTCCGATGGGCATCCCGATCGCACTAGCACCTCTTTGCTGGGCCCAAAACGATATGGCAAAATCGAGGGTACTGAGGCTCAAAGCATTGACTGATACGCGATCGTTTGACCCGTCGAAATCCAAAGCACCCTTTCCCCCTGATACCACCCAATCGCTAGCAGGGTCCATGCTTGTCAGCGTGCCATGATTCGACCGTCCTGAGCGATCAACCAAGCGAAAGCCCGTAGCACCCGCAGAGGGACACCATCTACCGACGATATTTTGCTGCCGTACTTGGGCCATGCTTAAACCGTTTCGTAAACGCCCTGAATTCGGATCTGGTGATTCCCTGCCGTCGAGTTAAGGTTGGCTGCTGTATTGTGGGTCACGAAAAGCACGAAAGCAGGGGGGCAAGTTCCGCCGAATAAATCGCGGATTGATACGCCAGAAAAGTGATAGTCTCGATCGCTGGTTGCATCTGTAGCCATTTCAGCAACGAGCCTGCAAATTGCGTTTTTGTGGTTGGCACTTGTGATCGTCTCAGCCGATGCCGTCCCATCAAAAACATCCGGCCAGTTTGTTCCGTCCCATGATGCCACGGCCCAAACTTGGATCGATTTGGCCGTCGTTGGGCTTGTTCCCGTGCGAATCTTGCCACTAATCAAGTAATCGAGGTATTTATTGGTTAAATTGCTGATTGAATTGGACTCAGCCCCCGCGAGTAGATTGGTATCGCTTGCAAGACTGGCAATCGTGATCGTTGCGTCTGTTGCTGCTGGGTAAGCTAAAAGGATATCGGCCATGCTATGCCCCCATCATCTTTCGAGCGTTTTGAACTAATCCAACGCCTAGCGTGCCGATGCCGTTATGATCGACCCATCGAACGGTTTGATCTGCCAAAGCCAACAGTTCGTCGGCCATTGCTTGCGTAGCAAATTGACACTGGACTAAGGCTTGCACCATTCCGCGCGTAGCGGGTAAATCCATGTCGACCGTCTGGAGCCTTGGCGAATTGATGTATTCAAGAATGTTAATTGCCGTCTCCTGGCATGGATGGTTGCCGTTTGTCCTCGCAAGCTCCAACTTGGCTCGATAGCCGTTCCTCGATGAATGCTCTACCACCATCCAGAGGTCAACAGGCTTGCGTACCGCTACAGTTTTCGCGTTAATTGCATCCGCTGCCGCTTGGTCGCTCATCGAAGCGTATTCGGCTTTTGAAAGCTCGTCGATCAGTGCTTGGCTCATCGCTTTTCCTCCCTTGCGGTATGCCCGATGTGATTAACTTGGCTCTGCAATTGCCAGTAAAGCTTTCTCAGCTCGTCTCTGTCGTCTTTGCACTCGACCAACTCTTTTGCCACCGTTTCGGTAAGGTCTTTTCGGATGGTTGAATTCTGGAAGTAAAGATGGACAACAGCACCGGTTAAAGCCCCTACGATGGTAGTGGCAACACCGATAAAGGTTGTGTCGTTCGATGTCATTTGAGCCAAGAAAAGCCAACTCATCGCACCGCCTCCGCTGCTTGCTCCAAGGTTGTGTAGCCTGTCAGGGTCGCTTTTTTGTCGCCCGATTTTATTTCAAAGGTCGGCGTTCGCCCGTAGCTGTGAGGCTCATCGAAAATGGCAACCTCCCACTTAGCATCCATAAATCTTTGCATTTCACACCGCTTCCATCGGTCGCAAGGCTCGCACTTTTGGTCTTTAGGGGCCAGGAAGACTAGGATCTCGCGTTTGGTTGCTTCGTGCTTGTCGCTTGGACTTGGCTGCGGGTCGATCGGCTCAACTGTAAAGGATTCCTTGACAGTTGCGACTTCTTCGATCAACGGCGTAGTGTCCATCAAGTCGCATTGCGTAGGATCCTTAGCCGGTTCGCTACAAAACCAAAACAATCCAAGCAACAAAACGACCATGATTACCGGCCCTCCTTTTTCGTTCATCCTAACGGCCTATCCTTCATCCAAGATACCGCCCTTGGTCCCGGCGTCGACAAATCTGATACGCCGACGATTGAGGTGTATTCGTGTCGGCAAAGCTGATCGATAACCGATGGGGCAATTTCGGTCCAAGAGTCGTTTGCGTGACTGTTCAACCGCCAGATGTAGTTCCGGCCGCGCGAGTCTTTGCGTTTGGAGTAGCCCGCCAAGCAATAAGCATGGCCGCCGCCGCTGCGCAGACTGACCGACTCAAGTACCTTGTTTTGCGAATAGAACGATCCGTTCCATAGAGTGCCAGCAAAGCCGAGTCCTACGCCAGACGCAAAGTAGTTTTTGATTGCGTCATACGAATCAAGCCAAGTATGCGAGCGAATCTTAAAGGGGCTTGCAAGCGTCCGCATTTCGTCAGTAATAAGTGTTTTGGCGTTTCGCGGGTACGGAGTCGAATATGGCAAGTGCTTGTAAGGTAGGTAGCCGATGTTTGCGCTAACCCACAATCCGCCGCTTACCGTCGATCCTCGATCCACGCCGAAAAGCCCGTTGCCGTCTCTCCGCTGCGTTTCGATGTAGGTAAACGTAGGGGAAAACTGCCTTTCCTCGCTGATAGCCCCGTGAGACAAAGCCCAAAGGCCCTCGCCGCAATTGGTATTCCCAAAGGCCCCGCAAGAATTCATTTGCCCTTGGTCGTCATGCCTGATTAGCTTCCGGAAGTCAATTTCCTCCGGAGCCTCGTAATCGCCGACGCGAATCCCAAGCTCGGTCGATGTCGCTCGGATCTCGTCGCGGTTCTCGATTGTGGGGTCGTAGCCGGAGAAAAAATCACTCATCGTCTGCGATCACCTCCAGGCTTTCGAGCATCGGAACGACGACAAAATCAAAGAGCGCATCAGCAAGGATTTTGGTTATCGCAAACGGAGACGCTGCGACAAGCAACGCAAACAAAACCGCCCGAGCCCCATACCGCCTTGCCCGCTTCATTCTGGATCCTCCAGCCCTCTCGGATCGCCAGGGCCCAGCGTGCCATCGGGCAGTATATCGTATTTGATATGATCGAGCTTTTGGGCCCCCATCGGATTGGATCGCTTGAGCCTCGACACCTTGAGGCCTAAGAAATAGCCCGAGAAGAAGCACCCCGCCAAGAATGCCCCAACGCCAAAAGGCCCTGCCCATAGGACAAGCTGAACCAAATACCAAGTGAACAATCCGATTTCAGTCATTACCAAGCCCTCGAAATTTCTCTGTTGATTCGTGCTATTTCCGCTTCACGCCCCGCAAACGTCACGGGCAATTTTAGTTCATCGATCGCCGTGTACACTCGGTCGAGGGCTTCGCGATTCTTCCCGCCTGCATTGTCCGAGATGAACTTGGTCCATTGCTCTTGGTCTTTGATTTCGCCCGTTTCGATCTTCGCCGCTGCATCGAGAAAGGCTTGCTTGTAAGCCGCCCTAATTGATGGAATCGTCGACCGGACCACGGCAGTTACTCCGGCCGGCTTAGATGAATCACCCCCTCCCTTTGGTTGCTGGTTCATCACGTAGAGGACCAAGCCCCCAATGATTAGCCAAGGAATCCAGTTGTCTTTTTGCTTCGCCATCCGTCTCTCCAGTTTGCCCCCTGCCAACTCACCGAGCCCTATACATCGGAAAAGTTCGGGTTGGCTAGGGGTTATTCGTCGTCGCTTTCGTCGTCACCGTCAAATTCACCCGCATCCCAAGCCGTCTGAAGAATGTACCCCATCGGAGCATCGGACGCATCGTAAGCCGAAAGATAGCCGTTGTCTTTGGCCCATTTCCAGACCTTGAAGGCCAGTTGAATCAGCGCGAAAATCATCGCGATTGTTGCCGGGTCGAGACCGTAAAGACCGACAAGCTTCGAGCGAAGAGCCCTTCGAGCCTTGCGAGTGTTGCCGTCTGCATCGGCGTAGGCCTGGGCAAAATCCGCGTTGTGCTTGCGGGCTAGCTCCTGGAGTCTTGGGAATGCAATCACTTTGCCACCTCAGGCTTGCGAATGCCGCGACTGACAAGCCAGCCGGTAATCAAGATCGTAGCGTTGTCGGTCAGCCATTTCAGTTGAGTCTCGTCGAATGGCAATCGATCCTTCAAATAGACCGAAACGACCAACGCAACTAGCCCTCCAACAAAGGCTTTGTTGCGATCTGATGCAAAAAATCCGCTCATCGTTGAAATCTCCTTTGCTAACATCTTATCCCCAGTCAAGGGGCTTGACAATCACCGGGGCAAATTTTTGTCATGGCCCCATTTCCAGGTTGCCGATCAAGGCATTGACGTTATCGGGGTCCAGCTTGTGCGCCTGAGCGTGTTTTCGGATCTCCTCGAAGGTAAAATGCTCGGCATACGCTGCAAGCCCAATAGTGTCCATGTACCGAACGATTTCGGGCAGGCTCAGCAGCATGGCAAATTCTGCCGTCTTGCTCAGTTTGGCTTGCCTTGTCAATCGCAACGCTTTTCTCGCGACATTGCCCGCGCCGAACTTCCTCCCGTGGATGTGTTCGCTCGCTTCGATGTGGCTGAGACACTGTTGCAACGCCTCACGCAAAATTCTAACTTTCGACATTTTTCAAATCTCCAGGATGCGGAGCCGGAGGGCTCCAGGTACACAAAATCGCATTTACGCAAAACAAAAACGCCGCCGGGCAGGAAAGCAACGCCAGACTGTGGAAAAACTCAAGGATAATCCAAGTCGGATGGATCGACGCCAAGTCGCCCCAAAAGAAAAGCACCGCGACGGATCGCAAGGCCCAGAGGCAGGATTGGTAGAGTTTGGTCACGCTTTGCCCCTCCTTCGCTTCTTCGCCACCGGCTTGGACTTTGGCCGCTTTTTGATTTTGCGTGGCAAGAATAGCCCTAAGTGCTCGTTCATGGCCTCGAAAATTAGCCCGCTCAGGGTCATATCCATCGCTGCCGCTTGCCTGTCCCATGCCGCCCAAGCCTCTTCGGGCTGGGAGATGTTTTTGCGTTCGGTCATCTTGTAAAAACCCTCGATTCTGCTTCCCCCTCAAGCATAAACATTGGCAAGTTTCCTGCTTTTGGCGTCCACTGCCAAAACGTCGCAACAACCTTTTTCCCTTCAATCATGTCGCCCAGTTTGACTGGGTGGGATTTTCGCATTGACTCAAAATAACCGTTCATTTTACCTCCTGAGTTGAGCCGTACTCGTTTTCAAACTCTGGCCGAGGCCCGATATAGCACCACCACGCAAACTCCGGTTCGCTTTGCGGTGCTTGGAATGTAACACCGACCAGCACCGGAGCAATGTTTTGCTGCCCACCACCGCAAGCCCAGATGCCGGGATGCGTTACGTATCCCCACTCGAAGCGGAATTTTTCCTTGCCGTAACTAGCTAAATGATGGTTTTGCGATGCCTTTTCGCAGTTGATTATGTTTTTGCGTTCGGTCATTGGGTCACCTCGATGATCGTTCCGACTGAATCGCATGGGCCAACGTACCACTTCGCGACCGTAAGCATAAACACTTGCCCGTCGTCATTGTAGGCGATTTCATTCAAGGCATCGAGGATTGCCTTGCCGACATTGTCCAGGTCCGGCTTTGTGGTCTTTGGTTCTAGCTGTTGCCGTCGCTTCTTGCTGTGGCTCTTTGGTCGGTCGAACAAACAAACGATCCGAATTTCAACCGGCCCCTCTACCACTTCGCCGCCTGCGTTGACGTAAGCCAACCTGACTGCTTGCTTGTAGGCGTGAATCGGATGGTCTCGCTCTGTGTAGGCCCTCGCAAAGCCGTTCTTTGTCGAAACCTTGACTCTTGGCTGGGCGATCGGTTCGCCTGGAATAAAGATCTTCATTCGCCCACCTCCTTAATCAATCGCTCAAGCTTAGCGAAAAGTTTCTCGCTTGGTCGCTTGCCGGTCTTATAACAGGCGATGTACTCATCCTTGGCCTTTACCAACTCGCGAAGTAGCCTGCATTCCATAACTAGCATCCTTCCAGCTTCGCTGCCGCTTGCTATCGCCGCTGCTTCGGCTTCCGTGATTTTTCTAAACTTGCTCATTCGCAGACCTCGATCCTGCATTGGTCCCATTGACCGCTCAACTCTTGCTCTTCGTTGACACAAAGAAAAGGGAATCGCTCCAGCTCTTTGACCGTGCAATAGCGATGGAATTGGCCGCAATTGGAAACGAACATGTAGGCGTTCTTTGGTCCGTGGTGAATCGATTTCAAGAAGCCTTCCGTTCCATGCCTCTTATGCCCCGGCGAAACAAATCGCACCGCATCGCCGACCTTGATGGGGTCGCTCGAACTATTCGGGATTTCCGAAGAGTTGGCCGGCTCGACGGGTCGGCATTGCTTCCTGCCAGCCCAAAACCAGTTATCCTTACCGCTCGGCGTGACCTTTATCAGGCTCTCGCAGGGATCAATCACCTTGCACTTAATCCAGACAAAATCGCCTGCCTTCACTTGCCCGCCCTCCTTGCTGGATGGGTCTTGTTTGTCAATTTCGTGATCCATTGCCTAAGCCCCTTGTTTCGTTCCTGTAGTAGTTTGACCCGCATTTCCAGCCAATACACTTTGTCTTGGAGTTTGCGGGTCTTTTCGTCGTCGGTCATCGTCGCACCTGCGCCGCTGCCAAATCCGCTAAAACTTGGTCCCGAGTCGCGTAGTGTTCCGCTTTGGTGATCTTGCCAAGCTTGCATTGCTCGCCGGACTCAAGCACCCTGGCAATGAATGGCCGCAGCGAAACATGGCTGTAATTGCCCGTCGGTTCTTCTCTGTTGCGAATCATGTCAACCAGTTGCGTCTTGCGTGCGTTTACCCGATCCTGCAAGACAACCGCCCGAAGGTGTAAAGCAAAATCGCCTAGCTCGTAATATTGAGGCCTTGGCAGTTCGTCCTTGGACCATCGATAAACCACGGAGATAGCTTCCTGGGTTGTAATGTCCCGGAGGGTCATTGCCCAAGCGTCGATAGTTCCGAGCACGCTGCTTGTCTCTTTGTTCAGGTAGGTGCCAAGGCTCGGAAAATGGATCATGGCGATTCGCGTAAAAAATTCTCGATTCTCAGACGTTTCCATTGTTCATTTCCTCGATAAGCTTGAGGGTCTTTTCTGCGTTGGTAAGTTTTCTGCTGGGTTGGGCTCCTGTCGCTGGCCCGCCGACCGGCTTTAGCAAGCCCTGCCCGCCGTCATCGTGGCAAATGTTCTTGGCCCCGATCCGAATCGAAAACTCGATGTCTTTCAGGGCCTTGGCTTCACCCCTTCGGAGCAAGTCCATAATCACCGCGTCGGCTTGAGCCTCTGGCATCCACTGCCCATCCTTCGCGAATCGGAAGTCCAGCCATCGGACCCAATCCTTTTTGAGCCAATTAGGCAGTGTATCTATATTTGAATACTCTTCTCTTCTCTTCTCTTCTCTGGTCCCCTGTTCCGTCCCGGTTTTGTCCCCCGGTTTGTCCCCCTTGCTAGGGGACAGCTTTATACGCTGCATAGCCTTCTTTTTCTGGCCTTTTGCACGTTCTTTCGCGCTTTTCGACAGGTGAACCTCGTACCCGGGAATCGAAACCACGCCATCCTCGACGTATAGCCAGCCGACCGAAACTAGAGCGTCTGCAAACCCGTCCCTCCCTGCGACCCTATCTAGTCCCTTTTTTGTCCCCTTTACTTGGGGACAATCTGGGGACAGATTCAGGTCGACCCAAAGCCAAAACGCGACTAGATGCCCTACCACTTCATGGGGCGAAGCGTCGAGCGTGTCGGCCAGCAGCATAACCTCGGGCTTGCCCAATAGCCCATGCTCGATTTTGATCCAATCACCGGCCATCATTTCACCCTCAGTTAAAACCACCAAACAATAATCTAGCCGCCGTGTTTTTCGAGTAGGTCGTTAGCATCTCCGAAAGCCTGTTCCGCCTCGTCGATATGCTGCCAGCCCAAGAGGGGTTCCGAGTGGGTGAGGATCTTCCTCAGCACCTCCAGCAATCTTGGAGCGTCGGCCATCAGTTCGGCGTTGGCTTGCGTCTGTGCGGGTTCGCCATCGCCACCGTCGAGGCTAGCTAATCGCTGGCCGTCTGCTGTGATCCTCCATGTATTTTTGTACGCCTCGGATTCCTGAAACCCCCACGGACCCGGAGTGAATTTCGATTTTGCCATCATATTTCCTTTCAAGTTAAAACCGCCCCACACGGAGCGTAAAAGAGCCGCCCCTAGCGAATACCGCCGGGAATCAATTCGTCTGCGATACTGTAAAGCTCGGCGAACAATACGCCGATAGCCGCCGCATCTTGAGCCGAACAAAAATGGATCATGCAATCATCCTGAATATCGAAGTGCCAATTCGAGCATCCGTCCCATTTAATCGAGCCATGCAAAAACCGCTCGGCTTTTGACAAGTCGTCCGTTGGGTTTGGCCTCGATCCGGTCGGCAAGTTCCATAGGGTAGTCGGTTCGCTCGAAAGGATCTCGAATACCTCGAACTCGCAATAGTGCTCAAACGGCTTACAAACGATCGTAAACACCGCTTCCCCTCTAGCCGCAACAGTCCTCAGAATCTTTTCGTTTACGTCGCTCATTATTCGCCTTTCAAAAGCCATTGAAACAAAAATTAAAAGAGCCGCCCGCCCGTTAGGACGGACGGCCCTGGGGCAAACGGCGGAAGTTTCAACGCCACTTGCCAACGGTCGTTTGGGCCGATTAAACCCGGCACGATCCGCGCACCAGTCCGTGAGGAAATTCCTCTTAGCGGGATTCTTGCCAGTAGACAGCAAGCACCTTTGCCGAGGTGGACCAGCCTCTTTGGGGTCAAAATAAAACGCCTTGCTCCAATCGCTTCAAACTGATTTCGACGTACTCAGGATTAAGTTCGATGCCGACATACCGGCAACTAAGGCCCCTAGCCACCATCGCCGTAGTACCCGATCCGCTGAACGGGTCAAGCACAACGCCTCCCTCCCTGCATCCTGCCATGATGCAAGGTTTAACTAAGTCGGCAGGCATTACCGCGAAGTGCGCCCCGCTGTAAGGCTTAGTTGTTATGGTCCATACGGAGCGACGATTGCGGATCGTTGGCGCGATTCCTTCGTGATAGCGGGCTAGAAACGAGTTTATCCCCGCGTTGCCGCCTCCAGTACCGTGCGTCTCGCGAGTGTCGGTAATCTTTCGGCCTGGCTTTCTGTCGCATACCGCTTCCTCGCTAATCGCTTCGGCATCGTAGTAATACCGCTCCGACTTGCTTAGCAAGAAAACGTACTCATGCGCCTTGGTACAGCGATCCGTGACGCTCTCAGGCATCGGATTCGGCTTGTGCCAAATAATGTCCTGCCGCAAGTACCAGCCGTCGGCTTGCAATGCAAACGCAACGCGCCAGGGTATGCCGATGAGGTCTTTGGCTTTCAATCCTTCGGGTACTTTGTCTATGCTTTGCATCCCACCCGCAAGATAAGTCGCTTTTTGACCAACCCCCATTTTGTGTACTGTGTTCATTTTTGATTGAACACCGCCGCCATTTCTTGCGTAGCTATCACCAAGGTTAAGCCATAGCGTTCCGTCGCCTTTCAAAAGCCGCTTGACTTCGCGGAATACCTCGACCATTCGAGCAACGTATTCCTCCGGCGTAGACTCAAGCCCTATTTGGCCGTCGTGGCCGTAGTCACGCAAGCCCCAATAAGGAGGCGAAGTAACGCAGCAATCTATCGACTCGCTCGGCATGGTTCGCATCACCTCGCAATTATCGCCGCAGATTATTCTGTTGGTTTTCATCGAGTAGCCTTTCAATCGGTTAGGGTTGCGGGTCTAGTTTCTTCGCTGGCTTGCTGCTCAAACTCTTTTGGCTCGCCGAGTAAGCGACTTTTGATTCGATCTCTCGAACATCGTAAATCACTTGCCAGCCTGTCGCCTTATGGCAAAAGACCCCTTCGATCTCAACCTCGCAGGGGATTCCGCTCTTGTCAAGGATTACGGTTTGCCCTGGTTTGAACTTTACTTCCCATTCGCGATTCATCTATCCACCTCCAAAGAATTGAAACTTAAAACTTCCATCCATTGACCCGAAGCACCTCGAGCGCAAACAGGCAAGCCGTCGCAACAATCGCGCCCGTCATTAGCGTCAACGCGAACTCGCCATTCAACCTATCTAGCTTCCGCTCGATCCGGTCGAGTTGGCTTTCGTCGTCAGGGGGTTGGTAGGGATTCATTACCAGTGCCTTTCCTTGGCGTGACCTTCGACGATTAGCCGCCTGTTAATTGAACCCTGGAAAAAATTCTGCGTTCCTTGGGCGTCTGCGTAATCCATATCTCGCTCCATGTCTGCCTCGCTCTTGTACAGCACCGCCAGAAATCGCCCGTACTTGTCCCGCTTGGCCTTAGTCTCTAGCTGGATCGTCTGTACGTAGATCGCCTCAAGGGGTTGCAGTACCTCCCGTAGCCACGCCTTAGCCGCCTTGCCCTCAGCGGTATTCATCTCAGGTGCATCGATGCCGTAGAGCCTGAATCGCTCTTTGCGTGACGTGTCGAATCCCAGGTCAACAATCAGGTCCACGGTATCGCCATCGACTACGCGGATTAATCCGGCTTTGTAGATGTAGATCATAGCCCCTCCCCTTCCGTTTGTTTCTCAATTAATGCCCTGGCGAATTTAAGCCCGTTGATGAAACCAATATGCCCGCAAAGCAATTCGTGGTAGCCCAAAGTGCCACGCTTGAGATTTTCGCATGTCGTTCGAGTTGCCGCGATCTCCGCATCGATCCGATCTAGGATTTCTTGGTCAGTCACGATAGCCCCTCTCCTTCCGTGACTTCGCGATCGATTTCGATCAGGGCGAAACCGTACATCCTAGCCTCTGCGATTGCTTCGGATTGGAGCATAAAAACGCACGTTCCGCCGTTTGCGTAAACCACCATCCACCTTTGCACCCGAATCGTTTTATTCGGCGGTGGGGCTAGGTTCCGAGGGGAATCAGTCGGATTGTACATTTTGCGCCCTGTCTCGTCCCATCCTGCAGCCTCCCATTGCCCCAAGCATTTGGTCCTGCCAGTGTATCGAAAAGCCTCTTGCCCCTCGTTGATCGCGTCGATAAAGGCCTCTTCGCCGTTTGCCAGTTTAACCGGCCCGATCTGCCATTTATTCATCATCGCCTCCGTTCACTTTAGCAATTGCCCGCCATTCACCCCGCGTCATTTTGCTCTGCTCTATCGTGAGGATCGCAACATTTTCTTCGCCTTCCTCGCCAAGCCTGCCAAACATGGCGTCTAGCACGTTATGAGCGTGTTCTAGCATGTCATCCGAGTCATCAAATACGATTCGGTTTGGCTTTCCCTCTTCGTCCGGGCTAACGTACCAGACTTGCATTTCAATGTTGCCATCGTCGATTTCTTCGCTGCTATTCGCCATCTTGCACCTCAATTAAATCAAAAACACTTTCCTTTCCGACCATATACCGCCCATCGCTACGCCACGTTTCCTGGGCCCAGTCAGCCGGATCTTCACTCGGCGGCTCGTTGCTATGATTGCCGACCTCCCCGCGTAGATCGTAGCCGTAGCCGTCGCCATTGATCGGCTCGATGTTTCGCACCCGATAGCCGCCGCGTGTCGTTGGTTCCCATTGCCTCATTAAAGCACCTCCGTTTTTTCGGTAAAAATACAGCCGTCCTCGTCGATCTGAAACAGAAATAGTTCGCCGTGAATCGAGACCAAAGCGTTTTCCTTACCGCACGCCCTCATAGCCTCTCGAAGTTTCTCGTCGGCATCGCTCATTCTTTCCATAGCTGCTTGCTCTGCGTCGCTAGCTAGCTTGTACGCCATCGCCGCCAAAGCCAAATCGACTCGCGCCTTCGCAGGGCTAGGGGCCTCTGGTTCGATGGGGAGTAGGTCGTATGGGCTTTCGCCGTCCGATGCCTGCCTGCCGTCATCCCTCCAGGAAACGGGGATCGCCATTCCCAAATCAGTCACCTCGCCAATAATAGGATATTTTGCTCCGGGGTTCTTTGCTGTGATCCGGTATTGATGCCCGCCTCTAGTTGTTGCTTGCCATTGTGTCATTGCTCAACCTCGTATTTCATAACTTCGGCCTTTTCGACTCCGCTGGGGATGGTCATAAGACGCAAGCAGGCCCTAGCCTCTGCTTCGGTCGCAAAATACTCTTTAACGTCAAGAACGCCGTGCCTTGAGTCCCTCCATCGAAAAACGATAGCGTAAGGCTTTGGGGTGGTCGGGATATACTTGCTCATTGTTCAACCTCGTAAAAATTGCCGTGAAATTCAATACGTTTGCCCGCTTTGGTTTTGTATGACGACCATTGGCCAGAGCCGCCGGTTCGCGTCAAATCTTGGTAATCGATGCCGTCGAAGTGAACGGTATAGCGTTGGGGGTCGCTGGGTTCGCTGTAGCAAGGATCTGCAAGCCTTATCAGGTAAGCCACCGAAACAACAAGAGCAAAGTAGACACTAGCCGCCCCGATATAGTCGATAATCTCGAATTTCACTCTGTCACCTCAAAGCCTTTCGCCGTGATCGTGATAGTCTGGCCGCTGGGAGTGCTAATCGTATCGCCGACCTTGAGCGCGTAGTGGCTTTGCTCGAAGCCAGGGTTTACAACCTTGATACAATCGCCGTTTGGGTTCTCGACCGTATCGCCGACCCGCAAAACGTAGTGCTTAGGCTCAGGCTCCACAGGCTCGAGGCGTCGGCGATACCAAATGCCGTAGCTTTGGCGTCCGCCGATTGTTGCCTTATGGCTTTCATCCCATTTTCCGGTACTCGAAAAGCACTCATCCCCCGGCTTTAATTCCTCATCAGGAAGCTTCTCAAGCAACCGATACCCTGGCCCCGGATCGGGCTTGTTGGCGTGCCAGGAGGGTTCGCGGTAGACTTGGCAGTATCGCCAAGGACAGCCCGTGTTATCGATCCAGCAATTTTCTTCCGTTGAGTCGTAACCAGCAAGAAGCCAAACGGTCTTGGACCAATCTTCTTGCAAGTGATCCCGAAACCTAGCCTCAACCGTTTCGCCCTGCATCACCCGCTCGACATCCTTCGCCGTTGCGTTGACCCAGAATGCTTCGATCTTTTCAGCGGTCATCTTTTTTCCCTCTCAGTTTACAAACCAAACAAAATGGACGACTCAGGGGCACGTTGCACTTCGAGCACCAGTAAACACTCGTCTTTTCATTGCTACCGATCGCCCGCCGTGCTTGATGGTCTTTAATGCCATCTGGTAATAGTGGCATAGGCTCAACGGAATACGGTGTGAAATAGTTCACCCGCTCCAAGTATCGCCTTGCCCTTCGCGGAATCGTCTCCGCAAGCTTTAGCAGGATCCTGATTTTGTCGATTCCAAGATCGGTTAGCAGCTGGCACTTCGGGCATTTGTCGCGCTTTGCCGCCTCGAATGCGTCGGTGCAAATACTGCATCTTTTCGCCATTTGAAACCTCGATTATTTCATACAATGCGGGCGACTTGCACCCTAGGAAAAAACCAAAACAACCAAGCACGCAAAAACAAAAAATACGATTAGCCATGTCACTTGAATCTCCTAGTAGACTTGAACGATCTCATACCGCACAGGTTGCGCCTTGCAACCTACGATGCAAACATAAACGCAACAATAAACACAAAAACAGCAAACGCGACGAACCATAGTAGTATCTCCAGCATGTTTAACCCTTTCATTTCTCGACGACAATTTCAAACCTAATCGCCTCTGGAAACTTTGCCGGATCAATGCCCGCATGAGCAACCCCAAGCAATCCGCTCATCATGCTGAGCGTGCAAGTCTCATCGATCCGAGGATCGACGCTATGAACCTGCTTTTCGCTCATGATGCAAATGTCCCTGTGGTAGCCATCTGCATTGAAAGCTCGTACTGTAACCTTCATCATTCAACCTCCATACGCCGCCCCGAAATGGGTTGGCAAAAGCCCCGAGAGGGATTTGAACCCTCGCCTTCCGTGCCTACACTAGCTCAATGAGCCGAAGGCACGGCTGTTCCGCCGCAATAACTTCCAGGGCAAAAAACCAGCCTCGCAAACACCTGCTTATCTGGTCTTGTCATTTTTCACCATTCGCCTTTCTTGCGGGGTGTTCCGCAAAATCAAAAGGATCGGGCAGGATTGGTTACCTGCTTGGCGTGGGATACTCGATGTTCCGACCACGCCGCCGATCCTGGTTCGCTATTCCGCTCGCCTTATCTCCTGGCCTAAAGGATTGGAATGTTCGCTTGCCGCTTTTATCATCGCATCGGCATAGGCGAATTTTGCTTTTTCTCGCGACAAGCAGTCTGTCTTGCAACCTGTCTTCGGAGATATCTTGCCACCCAAATGCTCTTCAATGTCGCGCTCGCTTGCGTGAGCCGCAAAGTAATCCCGTAAACTCATGCCGCTAGAGCCGTATTGAACCTGACCGTTTGGGTGGTAGGTGTCGTGCACCGGGAACGCTGGCCCGCCGTCGTTAATTCGACTCATCTCTCTAAACTCCTTAATTGCTAAAAATAAAAAGATCGGCGGGATTACATTTTAGCCGCTACCGCTGGGATCAACCTTGGCAGTGGAATCCTACGCTATCTAGCGTGACTTTCGCCACGCCGCCGATCCTGGTTCGCTATTCCGCTGGCCCCTTCGGAGTCAGTCTGTTTTTCGGTGCGTCAACATCCGAACGGCTCAAAATGCGATCCGCTCCGATGCCCTCGTCCTTCATTGCGGTTGCGCACCCTCGAAGAAAAACAAGGTCGTCTATCGTGATATCCTCGACGCCTTTTTTGTCGATGCAAGCCAAAACCATCGCCTCGGTTGCACCGGCTTTTTTCCAAAAGTCCATGCACTTCTCGCGCTGCTTGTCCATCGTCAGCCCCTTGCCGACCGATGCCGATTTAGCTTCATCGAGGATGTCGCTCCAAAAGGCCCTCGGGACCACCTTGAAAATCGCTTCACGCAAGGCGATAGAACAAGCCGCTCGCCCTGTCACCTGAACCATATCGTCGCCGAATCGCTGTCCGTTTTTGTTCGTGATCCTACGCCGAACCTCGATTGATGCCGAAATGTTTTTTTCGTAGTCGTAACAAATGCCCTGCGCGGTAATCCACTTATCATCCTCCGAGACAATCCGAGCCCCATAGGAAAGATTGCCCCATGATGCCGCTACAATCTCAGCCATGCGAACCGAAGGCCCCTCAATCGCCTTATCGGCCCTTGGAAGAACGTAAAAGCATTGCCCTGCCGTTTCCTCATCGAGCGTTGCAAGCTCTCTGGTTTGGTTCTTAAATGCCTTCACGGACCTAGGGAACTTCTTGGCTGTCGCCACTTTCATTTCGTGTTCGGATCGCTGGGCTATGATCGCCGTGGATTCGGTCGCGACAATTTCACCTTCGATAACTTCGTTCATATAATTCGTTCTCCTGGTTAAAATCTTCGACCGGGCAACCGCAAAGGCTCAATGTCTTTGCTATAGGATCGCGTCCAATCGTTGTCTGTAATTCGCTGCAAGTACTCAGCGACAAGTTTTTTTGTATTCGTTTCGCCCGATTTCATTGTGTCTTCTTCTGCTTCAAAAACCACGGCTGTTGGCGGTATGCCCCGCGTCGATGGTTTTGGCTTTTCGACGACGGCGAAAAAGAATCGGTATCGTTTCCCGGTTGCTTGGTAAATCGCCTCTCTGTAAATGTAAGCTTGGTTGTCATAGCAAAGATCCTGAGCGGACCAATTCCACTTCCACGGCCGCGCATCGTCGGTCGTTTTGATGTCCACGACCCATTCCTCAGAGTCGATAACGCAATCTAACCGAGCTTTGAAGCGATGCCCAAACAAATCAAAATGATGCTCCACTTCGACTCGCCGAGGTTGCGCCATGATGGCTGCGAACTGCGGGTGGTTATTGAGTGCCTGGACGCAAGCCACGGCGTCGGCGTGATCCTGTTCGTCGAGGACCGTTTTGCCCTTAACCAATTGAGCGTAATCGTGAGCAATCTCGATAGCCTCTGGATCGACAATCACCAATCCGTTTCGCTTGCAATCGGCCTCAAAATTAGCCCATTGCGTCTTGCCTAGATTGGTTCGCCGGTTGACCCCTTCAGGCTTACCGGCCCACGGAATGATTTTGCCCTCGTTGTTCTTATCGAGCAACCAAGCCGCAATCTGTCCCGCCGTCGAATTGGCCGATAGCACCTTCTCGACGACAACAAACCGCTCATCGAACTTCTCAGGCTCAAGGGCTAGGCAATGAACCGCATGACCCATAGCGAACGCTGCCGAGTCTTTTGGCGGTAGGCTTGGCGGATCGTCAACATACCGCATTTTGCATTCCATCGGATTTTGAGCCAGACAGGATAGCATCGAATGCGAGAGGGCCTTGATCTGGTAATAGTCACTCCCCATAAATCACCTCTGAAAAAATAGCCAAAAGAATTGCAACAACTCCACCGGCAAACATTGCTCGGCAGATCTCGACGGTATCAATCATCCATGAGCCCCCATAGCACCATTCCGCAACCGAAGGAGCAACCGAGGACAAAGCCAGTTAGGACAAGTAGGATTGCCATTACCTGAACTCCACATCGACAGCCCGATCCATCATGTGCAGGAAGCCGAACTTTTTAATCCGGTTCGCCATCTTTTCCCATGCGTCGATAGTTCGCTGCTTAGGGTATTTCTTGTCCATGATTCGAGCAACTTCCGAAGGCCCTCGACCCTCCGAGACATGCGAATCCACTTCGGTCAACTCATCGCGGGTGTATCGCATAAAATTGCGTGCTGGCTTCGCTGCCACCTTCGCCGCTTTGGGTTGCTCTTGCGCTAGCCTTGCTGATATCTTGGCCTGTACGCTTTCCTGGCCCATCAAAAGCTTTTTGGCTGACTCTAGCCTTTCGCCGAACGTCGAAACCTTCGTAGGCTCAACCTCCCCCGTCTCAATCCAGTATTCCGCACAGAGTCGCTGCCACTCAGGGGGCCACGCTTGGAACTGTTTTAACGCCTCGAATTTATTCACAACGCACCTCCAATTCGCTCATCTTGTCGCTGATCGCCACGCGAATCGCCCTGACTTCACTCAGGCACTCATCAATGCGATCGAAGATTTCATCCAGTTCGCTTACGTTCAGTCCGCAGTCCTCGAATGCGTTTAGGTTTCGCTCCAGGTTGTCAACTGCCCGTTCTAGGCTAGCGTGTCGACGCCTCAAAAAAGTAATCTCGTTTTGCATCTCAACTTCTCCAAAAAAAGGTTAAACAACTTCCAATTCAATCCTAAGTAACGCTGCATCCTCGGCATCGATGGGGCCGCAGTTGGCCTCCCATTTCACGCCGCTCGCAAGACCCAAGCCCGATACCATTCGCTCGGCTAGTGCTTCCGCTGCCCTTACGCCAGGGTCGGAGGATACGCCAACAAAAACCGCATCGAGCATGCCCCGAAAGGGGCTATCGTAAATGTGAAGGTTGTACCATCGACCAGCAACAACGCCGTTAGGTGCCGAGTAGTGATCGAACGTGCATTTCGCTACCCGCGTAATCCGAGTCCGGTCTTTCGGCTTTTGTTTCAGCCATCTCCCGTTAGGTGCCTTGGTCCGCTTTCGCTGCTTACGCCGAGCCACGACCAACAAATAAAACTCATCCATTGGCCCTACCTCGCTTTCGTTTGATCGCTGGAGCGTCCTTGAGGTTGTAGCGGACCGGCCGCCCTCTACCGCGATCTGGGATCGATGCAAGCGTCTCCTTGCGGTTTAGCCTAAGGATCCAAATTGCTCTGTCTACAATCGCCAACCCAACGAACGCCGATTTCTCGACGCCCTCAGCCTCCGCCGCTTCGCTTAGTAGCTCCGCAATGCGTAGGGGTTGCGTTGTGTTTACGTTGACCGTGTTACTCATCAATGCAAACTCCAAAGGGGGTTCCGTCGGCAAATTCAAATAGCCTAAAAGCGTCAACCATTGCGTGGCGAATAATTGTGCTTCCAGCCGCAACGTAAACTCCAAGCTTGCTAGTGCTAACCACGCTATCGAAGCCCGTCCCGTCCTTTAAGCGAATTGGCTTGCCCCAGTGAGGTAAATACTCGTCCGCATCCTTAAAATGTCGATAGCGTGCGGGCTTCTCGATCTTGCGGATGATGCAAACGCGATAAACAGTCCGCACCACAATCAAATGCGGCTCTCCTTCGGGGCTGACGCAATGCTCCCCTGGTTCGCCGAACCTGCTTACATGCTCGACTTCCCACCCCTCTGGTACGCCCGGTATTTGATTGCTACTCATTTTCCTTGGCCTCCTGTGTTGCCGGTACGTAGTGCCAGTTGTCGCCGCTGATTTGCATCTGTCCGATCCTTGGATTCTCTAGCCCGTCAGAGACGTCGAGACTGCCAATTAAAGTTAAGTCGTGCGAGTGATCGCATTGAAACTTTTCGATCGCGTCCAAAAGTTCCGCGATTGCCCTAAGTTCGTTCGCTGAATGATCTGCCATTATTCGCCCTCCGTCGTTGGTTGCGATTGCTCAAGCCGACCTCGCAGTACCGCGCATAGATCGGTTAGTCGCTGGCTATGGCCCTGCAACCGCAAAAGACAATCCCTATCCATAGGTATCTTTTCGCTGCCGTTTCCGACCACCCAAGCCGTGTGCCTGATGTCCATTAGCAGCTCCACTTTGGTTTTGTCGCTCATCCCCATGCTATTCGCCCTCCGCTAGTGTTTTGCGTAAGTGTTGGATTGCCGGGTCTTGTGCTTCAAGCCGCTGCCGCAGAAGCTTGCAAAAAATCGCTAGAGCGTTGCCGTAGCTTTCTAGCCGCTGTATCTCCGCGATCGTCATCGAGCCCACTAGGGGGATTTCATCGCTTGCGTCACGGATCGCTAAAGCCGCCTGCCGGATATCGTCGAGTAGTTCGCCGTCTGTTTTCTTCACGAATAATCCCTCTCAGTTAAGTGTAAGTTTGCCATCGTCCCGCGTGCCCAATTAGCCCGCGTCGAAGGCGTGTTTCTGGCCTCTGCCGTCTTGGCCTTGGCCGCTCGGCAGGATCGGCATTGAGTGTCTAGCCCGTCCTTGGTCCGGTTGGATCGCCGGAACTCGCAGAGGGGCTTGGCAAGGGTGCATTTTGTGCAGGGTTTCATCGTCTCGCAACGTCCCATGCTCGCTTTGTCCCGTAGCCAAGCTGGTCCTGCTCGACGATGTAAACCACCGATGGATCGGAATCGCCGTCGCTGTCATCGTCATCGTCATCGTCATCGCTGTCGCCCCATTCGCTAATCTCTTTACCCGAGCACAAGCCGCGAATCGAATTTTCAAAGGGCCAGTTTTCTTGGGTCATCAATCGGACTTCGGTATCACCGCCAATTTCGTCGCGGTATTCTTCGAGCCGTTCAATCAGTTCGCTTATCGTCATCGTTCATCGTCTCCAAAAAAGTGTGAGTAAAAAGACCCCGAAGGGTTTCGCCGTTGGTGGCTGGTTAGTGGGTTAGCGTGCGGTTCGAGCTTCGAGCCACTTTTGAGCACCCCTGAGGGTCTTAAAGTCCTTGCTCTGGGTGAAGGTCATCGCGGTGTAAGTTCCGTCGGCGTTCTTGAATACGCCTCGGGTTTGCGTCTCGTTGTTTGCGTCTTCGATTCGAATCGTCGTTTGCATCGTATCGTCTCCGGTTAGTGGTTTGCGTCAGCGTTGTTGCCGACGTGTGTATATTATCGGGCAGGGGATTAAAGATCAACAGGTTTTTTGGAAAAGATGTGGAAGTTTTTCCAAAAAGCCGGGAGGCCCATTCCCCCCGGCCAAGTCAGTGGGTTAGGCTAATGCGTCGAGCTCAGCCTCGCACCATTGCATAAGCTCAAGAAACTCAGCGTAGCTCATCCTGTCCGCAAGCTCCCTGGTAATGAAAGTGCTTGCAATAATCGCCTCTGGGCGGTAGTCGCAATTCAGTTTCTTGAGTGCGTCGATGAGGGTCTCGGTTGTTTGCGACTTGGCGTACTGGGTCATTTTGGCTTGTGCTGCGTTCATCTTTTCATTCCTGGTTTGCGTTGCGTCGTCAGTCTCGTTTGCTTCCGACGTGTGTATCTTAATCGACCCACCAAACAAAGATCAACACCTTTATCCAAAAAGATATCGAAGTTTTTCCCAAAACATACGTTTCGCCAACGAAAACGCAGGGAAAAAAGATTGTGGTTTTTTTGGCTAGGTGGCTAGGATCGCCCGAAACCTCTAGCCAAAAGCACCCTGGCTAGGTCGCTAGCTATTTCCGTCACCGCATCCTCCGACAAGTCGGGCATCGCTGCGTGAAGGCATTCGTGGAGCGTTGTATCGAGGTCTTGCCCTTCATCGAGCCCTGATCGGATGCCGATCGTCCTAGGCTGGCCCCGATCGCCTTCAAGGTCGCAATAGCCAAATTCATCGGGCCTAGTGTCGTCGCGAATCGTCCAGGTTTGCTTGCGGATAATGGCTTTCACTACGCGCTCCACACTTCCCCGCGTCGATTGATGCGGTAGTTGCTTACGTTGAAATTGCCATCGCTGGAAACGTCGACCATCGCGAAACCGTGATTCCATCGATTTACCCTTGCGTACTTCGGCGTCATATCGCAAAGGCACCCCATTGACCAAGTAGGGGTCATAGAATGAAACATATCGGTATCCGTGTGATTCGATGTTTGGTGGCTATGGCTGACCAAAACCCTATGATGGGTCCGAAGAAATGCCCCTCTAGCCGGATTGACCGGACTGAAAATCGACTTGCCTAATTCGTGACCGTGAAGCACCGGAAGCTTGCCGAGCATAATCGGATTGTCTCCGACCATTTCAATTTTAAGCCGCTTGAGCTGCAATAGCTCATCGAGTCGAACATTGGCTAGGTCGTAAATCTCAGGAGCGCGATTCCAGATAAAATGGTCCCAGCGCTCCTCGTGATTGCCCATTTTGTAGATGATTTTTTGCTTTGGGAATTCCGATCGCAACCACTCAAGCCCCTCAATTACCAGCTTCAATTCGGTCGATAGCTTTCGATGGTTGGGGTCTCGCTGGTGCCTGGAGACTTGGTAAAAGTCTGCAAAGTCCCCGTTGATTAGTAGCGTGTCGATCTTAGATTTCTTAAGGGACTGGACCGCCGCCTCGAAAGCCACTTCGCTGTGATAGGGAATATGAACGTCCGAGATTATCCCGCATCGCTTGCAGTCGAGCTCGATCGGAACCCAGGGTTCCGCTAACGACGGGGGCATCTTTGGGGCTTGGCCTGCTTTACCCTTTGGCCTTAGCTGGGTCGCTTGATTGCGATTCTTTTTTCCCATAGCTCCGCGAATGTTGCGAATCATGCTCCTTGCGGTGTCGACCGTCGCAAACGCCTCTGGCCTTTCCTGCTTGGCCCGCTTAGCTAGCCCAATGTTCGGCGCATCAGGGAACTTTTTGCAAAGTTCCTCAAGGTAGATTCGTCCCGCTGTTTTCGGTGGTGACCCCATCTGATTTCCTCCAAATAGAGTAGGCTTCGTCGATCGTGATTTCGGGCTTGCCAAGCTTCGCGTTGACGGCGTTATGAAGTGCAACACCCCATGCAAAAAATGCTTCGGGGGAGGTGAAGTCGGGGGGGATCTCGGCAAGGATCCGCTGGTAGCCGTCTTTGCAATCGCACCGCTGGGGAATGAGGTACTGCCAGATATCGAGCCATTGAGGATCGCAACCGCGATAGGAATGGAGCTTGGCCCAAGCGAATTGGCCTTGTTTGATTGTTCGCTCGATCCGCTTTGCGTTGACTTGCTCTTGGCTGATCGTCGGCGGTGGGTCGCCCTGCATCGTGATCGTGAACGTCCTGGGTTGTGGCGCAGCCCCTGGGGTAAACGGCGTTCCATCCATGTTGATATTTAGGCTAGATTGATTGTCCACGATGGAGCACCTGTACAGACTGATTGACTTGAAAAACCCGAGCACGTCTGGGTTCGAGTGTGGGCTGTAACTGTTTGATTCCATTTTTTGCCGAACTTAGGCAAGCATCGGCCATCGGGCAGGCAACATTCGCAATCGTCGAGAAAATCGCAGCAATCCTGGTTGCAATTGCCAATAAAGCAATCCGATGTATCAAAATAAGGAGGCTCTGTTTCGCCCGCACCGCCTACGCTGATCGCGCAACCGCAAGCCAAGAAACCCCCAAAAGGAAATCCTACGCCGGGCCTGAAGCAAGTCGCTTCATTCTCTGGGTTAATCTGGAAGTCTAGGCAGTTCACCGAAAACGCCGTGCCTGGGCATTCATATTCAGGGGTCGCGCATATCGTTAAATTCGTCGTGCAAGATACCGCCGGGATGCAAGGGTCGTCAAAACATCCGTCGATATCCGTCACGTTTGGCTCTACCCCTAGCCCGTCATTAAAGCAGTTTTCCGCTTCGGACTCGATGATAGGCCCGCCCGAAGTCACCTCATCGGTACAGTAGCAAGGCTCGTTGAAAAAGCACCCCGTAAGGGCAGATGGGCTAGATGGTGAGTTAACGCAAACCGAGCTTGCGTAGTTGTACGGTTCGTAATTGCAGGAGCTAGCTTGGCAACCAGGGACTTCGGCATTTGTAAATTGTATCGCCCCGGTCGGCATTTCGTCATAGTATCGAACTCGATCAAAGCCGAACACGCCTGAGTTTCGGCATAAACTCGAGCCGCTAAAAGGCGGTGGGTCGGCTGGTACGTCGCTGCAAGTGATCGGACTGCCCGCCCCTATCGTTATTTCGTAATCCGGGTTTACCTCAAAGCAGTCGGTATTGAGCATCGTCACCGTTTGCGATCCGCTGGTTAAGCCGTTTTGATAGATCGCCGTTTCGTATTCGTAGTTGAATCGAGACCGGATAACGATTTTACACCCGCCGGTTTGACCCTCAACGCCTTCGCAGTCAACTTCCTCTTGGCTAATCCGAACGATGATGTTTTTTGGCCTGCGCCAAACCGCCATAAAAGCATTGTCGGTATATGCCGCCGTGCTTTGGGTTTCGGCTATTGGGGAGTAGCTGCCACCGCAACAGTAGTCCTCTGGAACGTCGCTACAATCGCCGCCCAAGGGTCCATACTCAAAGCCGCGATAGCTGCCTCTGCCCTGCCTTGTGTGAAGCGTTGTGCATTCTTGGAGTACTGAGCCTTCGTAAAGTAAAGAACTGCAACTTTTCGACCAACTCGGCGTAGCGTTCGGCGTGAAAGTCTGTTCATAGCAACAATTGCCGGTCCAACCGCCGCCGGTGTAGCCGCTGATCGTAACGGTCGGCAAATCCTCGACCGCCAAGCATTCGCAAGTGCAACAGCATCGACCTACACCGCCCATTTAGCACAACTCCACTGCAAGCCACTTGGCATCGACCGGAAACAGCAGGACGCTAGCCGCCGAAGCGATCGCCACGCCTGTAGGATTCCATGCCGTATAGGTTACTGTCCCTGCCGTCCAATTGCCGCTCGCGGGTTGCTTAGCTGTCACGGTCCCGCTCGTATTCGCACCGATACCCGAACCTGCCACCGCAAGCAATGGCGTCTCGCAAGCAATCACCTTAATCAGATCGTCCCCTTGCTCGTCGTCACCGATGTAAGAAAAAAGGCACCCTTTTGACAGGTCGAACGACGATTCAACCGGCCCCATTCGCGTACCGGTCGAGTAGGTCGCTGAGTCTTTCTTTGCACGGTAGATCGGCCCCCATTGAGCCGTGCCGAGCCCGTTTGCCGCTACCTCCGCTGGCCCATTGAGCAAAAACGGACCCATCACCGAAGCGGTGTAATCGATCGGCCTGTCGACTTTGAGGACCGACTGCCCATCGATGGTTTCCATGCCGACTTTTTGGATGCAACCGTAAGCCGGTATCGTTTCGGTCGATGCGTTGTAAAAGTAAATCGGGTCAGGGGTCGATTGCCGAATCTCGATCGGCTTTGCCGCCCTTTCGCGTTCCCAAGCGAACGAATTATCGCGAATCCGTTTCGCAAGGGTTGGACTGTAGTACCCGATATCCTTTTGAGCCACGCTTAGCCCCTGGTATCTGCGAGTAGGGACACTTTGTAGATCGCTGGAGTCACCGCCGTAGCTGTCGCGGTGTCATTGCACGAAATCGACAAGCGACACTCAAGCAACTGCCCTGGGTTTACGCTAGCCGAGTTTAGCATGAAGTCAAAATCAGCAGCTGTGAGGCTATTCATCGACTGAGCCGCCGAAGTTACCAAATCCGCTGTGGGCGTTCCGCTTGACCCAACCACGGCCTCTAGATCGATCGTGCAAGAGGTCGACGCCAAGGTAGTTTCCATCGCTGCCCGGATTCGGACTTGAATTGTTTCTCCGTCGTCATAATTCGGCGGTATCGGAATTGAAAAATAGGCCCTCCGCGTTGTGGCCCCTAGGTTTTTGCAATCGCCCGCCGTGATCCTCGCCGGATTCGTCAACCAAGTGCCTGAGACTAGCCCTAGATCGTCGCTAGCTGCCGCTGCGGGCAGATTGCTTGCCACTGCGTCATGCGTCTTAAAGGCTTCAACAGGGACCACATATTCGGCTAAGACTTTTTGCCCTAGCTTCGATGGTTCGATATTCGCATTGCCTGCAATGTCGTTGTTGGTCAGTGATCGATCGGGAATCTGGAGAATGACGCTTTGAATTGTGCTCATTTTGTTGGCCTTATGGTAATAGTCCTAGTGCGTTGTAACTTAGTGGTTCGTAAAGCTTTTTTTCCTGCCAAAACGCTGTTTGCTGCGCCGGAGGATCTACGTCGGGTAGCTGAAATCCTTTTTCGTCGAGTAGCACCGGCTTGGCTGTTGGTTCGCCTGCCCTGGTTGCTCGGACGATTGCCGTAGGCTGAACCCCGTTGACTGGAGGCCCTGGTAGTTCAACCCGCTTATAGTACCCTTCATGGCGCGATCGCGAATGCCACGCCTTTTCCGGTGTAGTTCGGTAGGGGTAGCGGAATTGAATTACAGCCGTAACTTGGTAGTAGCCGCCGAAGGGAGTTTCGGGGGAGGCAACCGCCTTGGCTCGGAGCTTTTGCATTTTCGCCGTACCCGCTGGCCACGTTAGGAAAGTATCGGAGTTGACCGAATGACGGTATCTCCCCTGAACGTAGCTTGAGAACGTCAGCATGTTTTTTTGAATCGTAACGGTTTGGTCTGCAAACTTACGCCGAATGCCGTTGACGGGTTCGCCGTTGGCTGTCACCAGAGGATTGCCGTCGAAATCCTCATCGATTTCTAGCTCCTCTTCTACGTCGTCAAAATCAATAATCGCGGGGGCTAGCAATGGGCTTTGTACGCCGTTGTTTTGATTACCCTGTGGACCGCCCGAGCCGAAGGATACTTCGCCTTCATAGGGTACTGTGACGATCCAGTAAACCGGGCTTTGCCTTTTCGGGCTTGCCTGGACTGCGAACACAAAATCGAACCCGTTGCCGAATGACGATCCAGCCGCAGGAATTCCGGGGGCTTGCAAAACGTCGTTTAAGGTTGCGTCGGGGGTTGTAAATACTTGATAGACCTTTTGTAAACGCGCATCGGCCCGCCGGAAGTTGTCGGTAATCGAAATATCGCCGCCGAGACCGGACCACATAAGATCAACGCTGTAGATTTTATCGTTGAGCATCTAGCGGATCTCCTGTAGCTGGAATTGTTCCTTCGGGGCTTCCGTTGGGCTCTTTAGCGTTCCGTCGATGCTCGAAAGCAGCTTGCTAGCCTCTGCCGTGTTCTTGATTAGCTTATCGATTGGGCTATCCGTTTGGCCTCGTACAAGCACCCGCGATTCAAAGGCAGTTAGCGATCGAATCTGGTCCTGCAACGCACTAGCCGCCCCGGCTCTTGGCTTCAAATCAATGCCAATTTCTAGTTTCATTGCGTCTTGCAATGCTGCTAGCCGCTCTCGGATCTTCGAGTCAAAATCTTCGGTAAGCCCGCCAACCGATTCATCGAGGATTGCTTGCAAGCTCTTTTCTGTTTCGGTTATCACCCTTTCGCCGAACGATGGCATATCCTGAAAGGCTTCGGCAAACGTAGTCTTGCCCATCGCCACAACAGCCGTAATGGCCCCGATATTTTCAACTAACCAAGAGGCTTGAACCGCCATTTCCTGGAATCGAAAAACAGAATCGTTAGCGATGCGGTTTACGCTCAACAGAATCGACGCCGAAACCGATTCCATAACGTCTTCAAACCGGAATATCGCAATCTCTGCCGCCGTGAACCCGGTTACAAAACCTTCGGCAATTCTCAATCCCGATTCCTGCGAAGAATCGGCCATCTGCTTTCCGTGTTGCTCAAAATCATCCATTGCCGGAATCATTGAGGCTTGAATGTACTCGAAGGCCACCGCAAAGCCTCGATAGACAACATCCCGGATGGGTGCAAGCAAAGCCCCAGTTGACTCGTAAAGGTTTTTCGTAGCCACGTTCAAGGCTTCGCTAGCTTCTAACGCCGACTTTGCCGAGTCGGCCTTATTTAGCAAGCCCTTGGTGGCCAATTCACTAACCGCCGCAAGCCGTTCTTCGGTTGTGGCTAGTTCGTTGATATTGGGAATAAGCCCCTCGAACGCCCCGAAGTTGCCCTTTGTTGCGTCCTCAACCATCCGCATCGCAGAGGACAAGTCTCGATCGAACACCCGCGATAACCCAAGAGCCGCTTCGGCCATGTCCTCGATATCGCCAACACCAGCACCGCGCCGCAATGCCTGGGCCATTTGGTCTTGGATGCGTCCCGAATCTACGTTGGTCATTCGCTCAAGGCTATTGGCAACTTTGACCATCTCATCCGATGCCGCTTTGCCTGCCCCTGGGATTAGAGCGACGGTCTCGGCAAGCTTGATCGATGATCGGTTCAAATCGTCGAACGCTGCGACCGATGCCGATGCAAAGCCAACAATGGCCCGCCCCGCTTCGACGATTCCAATCACCGCTGCCGTCACGCCTGCCAATTGGGCTAGCCCACGGATCGAAAACTCGACTTGCTGAGCCGTTTGCGTTACTTCTGCCGAGAATTGACGCAACACCGCCGAAGCTTCGTTTTTCGCTCCAAGTGTCACCTCTACGTCAGCCATTTTTGCGCCTTTGCTCTTCGATTCGGTTCACGTCGGCTTCGAGTGCGTTTTGCACCGAAACAAACCAAGCGTCTTGATCGTAAATCCCGCCCGCCTCTGGCAAGACCCCTTTCGAGACCCAAGCCGCAAGGTTAGCCGCTGTACTGACTCGATGCCCTACGTAATCCTTCGGGCAATCGTTGATTTCAAAATACCCTCGACCCTCGCAAGCATCGCACCCGGATTCGTCGCAACCTGGACAAGCTAGCATCAACGGGAGGTCGTTGCTTGGCTTGTTGTTGCATTGGTTTCGAGTGCAAGACTTGCATAGTTCGCCGCATCGGATAAATGCGGCTGTCCTTATTTTTTTTTATCACCTTCGCTAGCCGAATTGCCGCGTAGGCAGCAACTAACAAGCTTTACCGCGTCGGCAACTTCAATTTCTTCATCCCAATCGCTTATGGGCTTGTCGAGACTCCAACCGGCCAAGCAAATTGAGACGGCTTCGCGGATTGCTGCCATCTGTTTCTTTGGTTCGGTCGATTCCCTGAAGTCGCTGATAAGCCCCAGGACCTGTTCGGTCTTTCGGAACTTCAGGCGATTCAAGGTAAACTCGATGTCACACCCGTCAATTTTGTCTGTAAATGTACTAGGCTGCATGGTTGAAAGCGATTGAGAATTCTTGATCCGAAGCGTCTACGTTTTTGTTGGCTTGCCATTCGAGTTGATCGGTCATAATGCCGTTCCGCTCACCCATTGGCTTGGCTACTAGCTGAGCCTTGGGCATTGCGAAGACAAGCGTTGAGGTTGTTGGTCCCGCGATAGTAAACGATAGGCTTGCCTCTGTCCCGTCGCGGAATTGGCTGTATCGGTTTTGAGTGGCAATCAACTTGGATTCAGGATTGCCAGTGATTCGCGGATTGCGATCCGTGATAACAAAGCTATCGACGCCTGCCGCCGAGGTCGAGCATTCCCGAGCGGTAATCACGTTGCCTAGATCGATCGTTGCCGATTCAAGGCAGATATTCGTCGACGCCCAAGACGTTGCACCGCCTGCAACACGAAGCGGTAGCGTGTTGACGTAGTTGATCGAAGATGGGATTGCCGCGTCTGCTTCGTCGTCGTAGACCCCTTGGAAATCAAATTCAACCCGGCCCATTCGCCCGGTCGGCAGGACGAACCGGGCATTGCCGACAGCCCCGTAAATACGCCGCCGCACCCCATCGAAGAACCCCGCAATGGTGAGAGTCTTTACGCTGCTGCCCGATGCCGGAACTTCGGTTTTAGGAAACCAAGTAGCCGTTGAAAGCACAACGCCGCAAGCAGGCAGGAAAGTGCTGGCCCATGCCGGAACTGCCGAGCCGTCATAAGCTAGATCAACCGAGAATGTAGCCCGGCCAATTCTGGCCCCTGGAATCGAGGTTAAGCGACCGAATCCGCCTTGGCCTTGCCTTTCTTCAAAAGGAAACTCCGGGTTAATCATAAGGTCATAAGCATTGACCGTGCAATCGGCTGCCGCGATGGTTTCGGCTGTGCCTACGGTCGATTCAATCTTGGCACCCAAAACGGTCTTTTTTCTAAGTAGCATATTTGTCTCTCCCGAGTATGTCGTTTGCGTCCTGTTTGGCTTCTTTGAGCTTGCGAACCATTATTGATTTAGCTTGAGCCGCCCCGCGATCAAAAGCATCTTTGACGCCCTCGATCTTGGTAGCTTGCAAGTCTCTTAGTTTCTGGATTGGAAATCGAGCCCGTCCGAGCCGCTTGTAAATGTTCCTGCCTAGCTTGGCGATCTTCGGCCCGAAAGCCCCGTCGAATACCATTGCCGGGGTGCCTCGAACGAATTCAATCTCGACCCCTTCAACCGTTTGCCTAGCCTTAAACGCCCGAAGCGGAACGGTAAACGTATCGTCGATTTTTAGAATCGATTCCTTGGCTAGCACGTTGTCGATTATCTTTTCGTCGACGCAAAAGGCCCTCAATTCCTC